AGTACAGGCTGCGCTGGCATAGTAACTATATCGCCCATGTTCGGATGTGCGCGATAGAACGAATCCCACATTTCCTTCACGCCGGGTGTATCCATAGTTATCCCATGACCCTCCATCAACTGTATGGCAGCATCCCTCGCTGCATATGGGTCGTCAGACTGAGCGCCCGCCAATAGTGAGTCGCCCACAGCCGTAATACCTAATGCTTGCATGCTCTTAGAACCAAGCATGCTGAACACCTTACCTACGTCCTCAGGCTTGAATTCGTATTGCCAAGCTGTAGACCCATTTATAAGCGCCTTCTCTATCTCAGACTTTTGGATATCGAAATCACTGGGGTCTAGGTCACCGTTACTTACCTGCTCTCTTATGCTATTTGCTGTGGCGTGGAATATATTAGACTTGAACTCATCACGCATCTTGTCCCACTTGTTGTCAGCGGACATCGCAATCCAGTCTTCACTCTTAGATAACTCCTGAAATAGTTGACCATCAGTACGGGCAGTCTTCGTAGCCGCTTCTGGATTTTTTTGATTATAGAAAGTCTCAAAGGTTGGCTTGAGATTCTGATTTTGCAGGTAGTTATTTAGAGCAGCCATCTTGTTAGGCTCCGCTATCAGACCGGGATACTTCTTGTAGAATCCATCAACAGCCTCTTGCGTAATCTCTAATTCGTTATCATTTAGGTACTGGTTCCAAACTTCCATAACCTCATAGGCGTCTGTAACTTCCTTGTTCTTTCTATCGTCAGCAACACCTGTTTTACCTCCCTCGCGGAAACCTCTCGAAAATAGTTGTTCCTTACTCTTCACATCGTTTTCATAGGCGCGAGCATACTCAAAAATCCCATCATCGTTCAACTTCTTAAAAGTCACAACGTCACCCAAGTCCCACAAGGGGGCCAGCTTAGTCCTGATGTACTCCCACCCATCAGGGGAGGCGTTCGTTGCGTTACCGAATGCTATGATCTGTTCTTTAGTCTTGGCAGGGTTCTTTAGCCACTCGTTTAGGAGCATGGCTTTTTCAGCTCTGACGACATCCTTGTTTGTAGACGTACCTGTCTTGGCTCCTGATGCTCCAGTCATGGACATAGGCTGGAAGCTATTCCCGGTAACAAGAGATACGAAAAACCCAAAACGATTGTAATCCTGTATAGATTTAGTCCGCTTCTGCTGACCCTTCTCTGCCCTGAGGGCGGAGTCATAGATACCCTTGCTTACCTTTCGAGATGCATCAGCCTGTACGTCCATAGTGGGGACGTTATACTGCATCTGATATCTATTGGGGTCTTTAGGCTCAAACTCTTCTGTAAATACCAGACCTTCCTCTACGTCCGTACCCCCTATCTGATCCATATCTATTAAGCTGGGGTGCTTCTTCTTCTTAACTTTGGGTCGCCAAAATCCGTAGTTACCCCATGTGCTATAGTCGCTCATGCAAGATACCTCGCTAGTAATGCTCGTCTGCGGCGTTCTGCCTCATCTTCATAGGAAGTTAATCGGTCGATGGGTTGGTCCAAGTCAAGATAACTCTGTTCCCCTATCATGTCGGGCCATGAAACTTCAACGCCCCCGCTCTCACCTACAAAGGTGTGGCTTGGGGGTCTGGGGTTAAGGTCTTTTTGTCCGTACTCCATTAGCTCTGCAAACTTAGCCATCTTCCTCTGTCGGATGTCTTCATCAAAAGCCCAGTCTTCCTGTGCAGCTTTGTACGCCCCCTGATTAAAGGTAGGCTTAGGCCGTCCTTGTTGCTGCCTAAAGCGCATGGCGTCCTGCATAGTAGGAGCGCCAAACTGCCCATAAGGAGCACCACTGAATTGATCCACTGTAGGTTGTTGCTGCGGACCTAATCCAGACAGCCACTTTCTTGGGTCGAATCCCATCATAACGCTCTCCTACACCTTGTCATAGTTGATTCCTTTCAACCCACTGATCTCAAAGACTGCCTCTGGTTTCTTCTTCTCTACTTCTTGTGCCATCATCCCTCTATGTTTCTTCGGACTCCAGAGGTAGTTGAAGTCATAGACGCCCATACCTTTGTGGGTGCCTACACGCTTCACATTCTCCTTGACCCGCCTATCTGAAAGACCCGCCAAACTTCCGATCATCCCTACGATACTGGACATGTTCTGTAGTCCTGATGGACCCGGCGTGGTCTGTGTCGTCTGCCCACCATAATTACCCTGTATCATGTTCATGTAGTTCGCAAGGCTCTGCATTGGGGCGGTAGACTCGTACTGGTATTTCTGCATGGCCTTGTCCATTGCAGCTTGGGTCATGGCTCTACGGTCCTTACCAACACCAGCTATAGAATCATACATACTCATGGGAGCATTCATCATACCCGGATACAATTGACCTGACTGCACTGCTCTTTGCTGCGCCTGATTGTATGCGTTGGTGTACATGTCGGCTAAGGGCTTGGTCATCCCGCTCTGCACAGCGTTGGCTATAGCCTTGTTCTGTATTAGATCATTGCGGCTACTGCCTCCTTGCTGCCCTGAAGTCATCAACTGGTCCCTAAGGCCCGGCAATATATTCCCCTTCAGGTTACCCATGACTTGCTGCTGTAGAGCATTAGCCATTGGGTTGTAAGCGTTAGGGTCTATCTGACCTGACAACCCCTGTACAAGACTCTGCTCTGCTGCCTGTTGCTGTCTAGCAGCCCGTGGCCCCATAGCATACCCAAGTGTAGCCTGTTGTGCAGCCGTCTGAGCTGGATCAAAACCAGCAAGGGTTTCAGCCGGGTAGTAGGCAGGACTTCCCTTGTTGTATAACTTCTTAGCTTGATCGAATGCAGCTAACAGGTAGGGCTTTTGTTCAGCCCATGGCCCTGTCTCTGATGTCATTACTTTTGTTCCGCCGCCCATAATTTAGTCCTCTATGTCCATCCACCACTACCAGCGCCAGTTACGCCAGAGTGCTCAATATCAGGATCGTTATAACCCGCTTCTATGTCCCCACCAAACCCCGTCCCAGATTTAGCAGCCCCAAAAGCATTACCGAACATACCCATATTACCAAGTAGATTTAATCCCATCTGTCTATTACCCGATCCGGGTCGTGCGTTTGTCCGGGCTATCCCCGTAGCTATCTCTGCGGGTGTAAAAGCGCCGCCTCCCCAGCCACCTTCCGGAGCTTCACCACCACCCGCACCTTCAGCTCCAATCCAGTTACCATCCTCATCATACATTTCAGGATGGTGAGTTCTACCAGCAGCTAAGTCTTTAGCCTTATCTGACCCCGGCTTTGCCCCAGTTTTATCATCCCCAGTTTTACTATCCCCGGCTGGCATTAGATTCATATCTAATTTCCCAGTAAGGGGGTTGGTATATCTAACGGCGTAGTCAATGCCTTCAGGGGGAGCGTAGTTCCACAAGTTGTTGGGTATTCCCGCTGCTGCTTGGTAATCAGATGTCCATGGCTGGAATAACAAACCCTTGTTCCCACCTAAGTAACTAGACCAATCCTGTGATGCAGGGGAAGAGTAGTCTTGTGTGAGCATAGGGAAGTAGGGGTTGTCATGTTTAATGGGTCCAGTGGGAGTTTCCGTATCGTCCTTCTTCTTATCCTTGTTCTTGTTCCATGTTTCAAAGGTCGTGTCACCCTCCCATGGCTTGACTTTTGTACCACCCTGATAAGTCCCGCTCCTCAATGCCTCGTCCTCAGCCGCATGCGCTCGACCAAAAGCTGCCTTAGAGTTAGCCCCACGTTTCTGCCAGTATTCCGCCTGTTGTGAGGGAGAGAGTCCGGCAGGATGCTTGTACTTACCAGCAAACTTCTTATCTACATCCTCACCTTTATTGTATGCGTCGATTAGCTTCCAATAAGAACCATGTTTTGCATCTACATACTTCTCAAAGTCTGAGTCAGAACTAACGCCCTGTCTATATCTGGAGTATGCATCTGCGTAATTATATCCGCCACTCATATCAGCCTCCCGTCTTAAAGGTCCGTAGCTGCTGGTGTATTTCTGGTGACCAAGCCCCACCCTTGTTCCCAGAAGTGAACACGTTCTTTGCTCTACCCATCTGGCCTAGAGCAGCATACTCTTTAGCCTTAGCTAACCTACCCGCACCTACAGCACCCCAGTCAAATGGAGCAGCCTCTTCCTCTACTTCAGGCTGTGCGTATTCTCCGTACCCGCCCTCTGGCTCATTCCACATGCCTGAACCCGGACCATCCTGTACGTCCCACATCAGCCCCGGCCCAAAGCCACCACCGCCTCCAGTCCATGGATTACCCCAAGTATTCGCGCCACCGTCCTGCCCGCCACCGCCTCCGGGCCACGGTCCTGCGTTTATCATGGCGACGTCATTGGCATAGCCAGAAGAGGGGTCGTCATTCCAGTTGGGGTAGATAGCATTCGGACCAGCCCATTGGGTTGGGCCTCCGCCCGGTGGCATGCCTTTAGCCTTGAAACCATAGTCACCACCCCAGCCACCACCTTGTCCACCACCGTAGTAACCTGAGCCACCCATTGCTGGGTCATTAGGGCCACCAGATGCAAAGCCCGGCTGCCCCATTCCGCCCTCTGGGGGCCATTGATTTGTTCCACCTGCCATTATTGCATCCTCTCTTTTATATCCTTCGTGAACACGATGTAACTATCCTTCCAATCGGGTAGTAGCTTCTTCCAGCCCTTCCTTCCCCACATCTCCAGAGAAGAGCACTCGCTGCGAATAGCGAACGACTCCACCATAGATATGAAATCCTTAAACTTGCTAAAGTCCTCACCCGCTAAGGAGATAAGCCTTAGTACCTTCTTTTGGGGGTAGGGTATCACTTGGGTTATCAGGGCAGCTATGATTTCTTTGTCCTCTATAACAATCCACAACTGCATCTCACCGTGCGTAAGTGGTTCTATAAAATCGTCTGGCTCTAGCTCTCCCTCTGTGTGTGAGGTAACTCGCGCCAACATGGGGGCTACATCCTCCCATATATAAGCCACATCTTCAGGCTGTAGTAAGTGCGCTTTGGTCAACTGCCTACCCTAACTTGTTCCATGTTCCGTTGAAGTAAGCGTAAATCCCCTCTCCTGTACCACCGGGATTCCAGTTAGAGCCATCTGCATACCTGATGTCTCCATCCCTTACCTTTGTTTTTCTCTGGACTGCACCCGCGCTTGGGACTGAACCGGGTTCTACATTTGTCCTAGATAGTTGAAGCATATCAACATTAAAGATTATATCTCCCAGCCTGTTCAACTCGTTAAACAAGTAATCAGGTAATGCCGTAGGTTCTACAGGTGCTGGGTTAGGTGACCACCTCTTTACTGACCTAACCTTCTTATCACCGTACTTATCTTGGGCCATCAGTAAGCCCTACTTCCGCGCTTCCCTCTTGGAGACACTTCAAAAGCAACACCATGTAACTTCCAATCCACATCTGTAACAGACTCTACCTTTAACCCAAAGTATTTCCCCGAAATTCTGCAAGAAACCTTAGACTGAGAGTTGGGATTGAACAGTGTTGGCCCTTCCCAAGTTATAGCCTCTTCCGTAGACATCTGATGACCCACCCAGACGTTCAGGGTATTATCCCCACTAACCTCTAGTTTGGGATAAACCGCAGATACGAACTTAACCATGGATGGATCGCCCAGATCATGCCCCGTTCGCTCAACATAAGCGGTCATGGTGGCAGTATCGTTCTTGTTTCCCTTGTTGTCTCTGTATATCTTAGGCTGTACTACCTGACCTCCAGAGGCGTACGATGTATAGCCACTGCCATCTACACCAGATAGTTGAAACGTATCAGTGGTGGCACCAGCAACAGTATAGGTATTGCCGTTTAGTTCAGTCATACCAACAACGTAATCAATCATAATGCTGTCGTCATTAGATAGCCCATGCCCAGCAGCAGTAATGACTACAGGGTCAGCAGATGTTGCAGCAGTTATTGTAGCCACAACACCGGGCCTCACAAACACAAGATTCTTTATTACATTATCGTAGTTAGTCGAACCCCAGACATCACTCTCAGAATCCCACGTATCTGTGTATTGATTAACTACACTATCGTCAGCATGGGCTGCTGCGGTAGAGCCGTTAGCGCCTCTGGTTATTCCCGTGAATGTCGTGCCTGTTTTGCCAGTGTAGGCTATCTGCTCATCGTCTATTATAAGGGTTCCAATAGTTGTAAACACTGGATTGGCTACGGTAGTATCGACTGTTACATTACCAGCATCTGCTGGTGTTACTGAAGTAAACGAGGCATCATTGAGGGTGGCCTGTGCGCTCCACTGAGTTCCTGTTGTGATGGCTACTATCCCGTTGTTTATGTGGGACACATCCGGCAAGTCTCTCAGGCTAAAGGTTCCTTCCTTCCAGTTCCAGATCAACGCCCTATTAACTACAGTAGAACTACCTGCCGGATAACAGGCAAGCATCTCATTACGAACGTAGTCAGCAGCAACAAAACACTTCTGATAGTTGTCTCCGTTTAGTTCATCGTAGACGGTCCTACGCATCTTGTTAGATAGCAGAGGCTTAATAGTCTGTCCATTGTTCCAGTAAAAGTCTGAGTTGCCCATAAAGAAATGACCGCCCTCAAACTCTGCTATAGCATCCTTTGAAAGCAATCCAATAGTAGGGCTTAACAACTTAAACGAGAAGATGTAGGGAGTTCCCACGTAGTTCATAATGTAGATACTCGCATCCTTGTAGATAAAGAACGAATCCCCATAAGCCATCCCATCTATAATGTCGCCGGGAGTATCCGCTAGTTCGTACTCACCAGCATCAAGTGTCGCATCATCCTTATCCCACGTGGCTGGAAGATTGTAGTAACTAGCCTCTGTAGACCATTTCACCAATCTAGGCTCGTTCTCCACCCTATCCTCTGGATTAATCCAGTTTAAGCCAACAAGAAATGTCCTGAACGCCCTAATGGAATCACACCGACCACCCGAATTACCTGCTGTAATAGCAGTTGCGGAGGGGAAGTTTTGTAACTCTCTAAAGGGGATTGTTATGTCCGGCTCACCACTAGAGTTCAAAGGCCAATACTGGGGGGCATCTTTGCCATTTGTTGCAACCAGTATCCCATTGAGGTCTGTAACAATCCACCGAGCATCAAAGGTATTGGCATCGTAGAGGTTATCAGAGGTTGCTGTTGTTCCTATAGGGGTTACAACTGCACCTGAATCATGGGCTACCTTATCCGTTCCTCTTGTACACCCAGTAAGGTCATTAGTGGATTTCCCTGAGTAGGTTATTTCTTCGTAGTAGTTATCGTTTGTTGCCCCGTACTGTTTTGACCCTATAGCGATTGTCCCACTACTTGGAAACTCTGCGGCACTCGTCAAGGTAATTGTGGTCGCCACATCAGTAATAGCCCCATTCAGGGTGTTTGTAGTCTGCCTAGTTATGTCAGTCCACGCAGTACCACTCCACCCCGCAATCCTTTGCTTACCAAAAGCAAGCCACCAGTATGTCCCGCCTACTGTTAGGTAGGGGGTTACATAGAAAGGCGAGTATGGGCAATCATCCATAACCTCCTGATACCCCGCTGCTTTCTTCACACCGTTATCAAGGAAGCGTATATTATTTCCGTCTGACCAAGCGTTAGGTGGAAGGTTATATGGAGGAATGTCCCTTATTAAACCAACTTCACCAACAGACTGTATAGGTACAAGTTCCATTATTCAGGAGGGGTGGGCCAAGTAATGTTAAATGGATCAGGC